CCGCGGCCTGGTACGTGACCCCGCAGGTCTACAGCACCTGCATGCTGCCCTTGATGCTCGAGAAGGGTCTGTCGGCTGCCGAGATCGCTGGCGGCGTCAGCGAGGGTCGGTTCCTCGGCTACCCGGTGTACTTCAACAACAGCATGCGGACGGCCCCGACGAGTGACCAGGTGGTCGCCCTGTTCGGTGACATGAAGATGTCGACGCACTTCGGCCTGCGGTCGCAGATCGGCGTGCGTGCCTCGACCGACCGGTACATCGAGTTCGATCAGACCTACTTTGTGGCGTCTGTCCGGTTCGACGTCGTCACCTCGGACATCGGCGACGGCACGACCGCCGGCCCCGTTGTCTCGCTGCGGCTCTGACACACTGACTGATTTCCAAGGAGAGACCCTCACATGAACCCCGTTGCCAACAGCCGTAGTGTCGTGAGCCTGTCTGCCGCCGCTGGCGTTGCCTCCAACGGCACGCACACGGTCGCCATCGACTGCCTGGGCTATGACTCGGTCAGCATCGACGTCGGCTACCGGTCGATTGCCCACACCTCGGCCCCGAGCGTGGTGAGCGTGCAGCACAGCGACACGGACGGCTCCTACGCCGCGATCAGCGGTCTGGTGCAGGGCACCGACTACACGCTGGCTGGCGTGGCCAACACGGCCACGGTTAACGTCACGCGGTTCAATATCTCCACGAAGGAGCTGCGGCGGTATCTGCAGGTGTCTGTCACGCCCAGTGCGTCGGCCACCGCGAATGCCTCCAACAACACGATCGTAGTGGCGGCCCGGCTCGGCAAGGGCGAGAAGGGCTCCGTGAACGCGACCGACGCGAACGTCACGACGTTCGTGACCAAGTGATCACTGGCTGATTGACGACTACTCCAACCAGAGGAGGATGCCGTGGGCGCGGCGTCACCTGTGGCGGGCGTGAAGCCTGCCGTGCTTGACACTGGCTCCGGGCCAGTGCGTGTCATGTGTGCCATGTCCGTGCCTCGGCTCGGCTGGCAGGATCACATGTTCTGCTGGCCTCGGGGCCTCATCCCGTACGGCATCTCGCCGGTACGGCTTGAAGGGGCGTTTTGGGGCCAATGCTTGGAGCGCGTGCTCACCGACATGGTCGAGCTCGACGACGATCCAAAGGCACCGCCGCTGTGGATTCTGACGCTCGACTACGACACGATCTTCGAGCAGGACGCAGTTCCCCGCCTGCTCCAGTACGCCACGGCCAGTGACTACGACGTGGTGGCGGCGTTGCAGATGAAACGCCGCACAGACGAGCCGCTGTTCACCATGGCGGCGACCAACGGCGAGCGGATGGCCGAGGCCCCGCGTGACTGGTTCATCCTGCACAACATCGTGAAAGCCAACACGGCCCACTTCGGATTCACGATGATTAGGGCTGCGGCACTTAAGCGGATGCCGCATCCGTGGTTCTTGGGCAAGCCCGACAAAGAAGGGAAGTGGGGTCCAGAGCGGATCGACGATGACATCCACTTCTGGCAGGTGGCCGAGAAGGCTGGCGTGAAGTCAGGCGTCTGCACTCGGGTGTGCATCGGGCATGCCGAGGTGCAGTTCAAGTGGCCCGACCAGAACATGCGTGGGCTGGTTCAGCACCCTGGTGATTTCTGGGACCGTGGCGGCAAGCCGCCGGAAAAGGTGTGGCAATGATTGAGACGGCACAAGTTCGGTTTCGCCGGCCCTACGGGGCGTACAAGACTGGCCGGGTCTACACCTTCGCCAAGGGTGTGGCTCGCTCGCTCGAGCTGTTCGGCAAGGCCGACATCGTGCGTGAGCCGGTCATTGAGTTTGCCACGGCCCCCGAGCCCGAGCAGCTGGAGCGTGCCGTAGCGCCGGTCGCCAAGCCTCCTCGAGGCCGCAGAAAGAAAGCCGTATGAGCCTGTTCTACCGGGGCACGATTGCGAGCCAGTACCGCAGCCTGGTGGTCAGCACCGCCAGCGGCACCGGAGACCGTCCGGTCAGTGTGGCGGATGCCAAGGAGCATCTGCGGGTCGTGGATACGACCGAGGACGATGACTACATCGGGGCGCTGATCGACGCGGCGACCACCTGGTGCGAGGACTACTGCGACCGCACCTTTGCCGACAAGACGTACACCGTGGCGTTCGATGACTTTTTCGGGACACGCATTGAGCTTCCGCGCCCGCCAGTGCGATTGAACGCGACTGCCGCGAGCGCCACGGTGACTATCTCGTATGTCGACACCGGCGGTGCGACGCAGACTCTCACGTGGTCCCAGTCTGGGACACAACAGTTTCGGCTGGACCGGGACCACGTGCCGGCCTTGATTTACCCAACGTACCTCGACGTGTGGCCGAGCGTGCGGATCGACGACAAGAGCGTGCAGATCACGTACCTCGCCGGCTACGGCGGGGCGGCCAATGTGCCTAAGCCGGCGGTGCATGCGATCAAGATGCTGGTCGGCCACTGGTACGCGAACCGTGAGGCGGTTGGCAACGCCGGCCAGAACGTGCCGATGGGTGTGGCGGCGCTGCTCGAGCCTCTCAAGTGGAAGCAGTACACATGAGCATCGAAGGCCGCATTGCCATCGACGTAAACTTTGCAGACTCGTCTGACGCCACGGGCGTGCAGTCGCTCAAGAAGATTTCGCTGGTAGACACCAGCAGCTACAGCAGCGGCAAGGTTGCGATTGTGACCGGCACTTGCGGCACGGCAGCGGTGTCTATTGCTCTGGCCCCAACTTCCTACAGGGATGCGTCTGGCGGATTTGTGTCGTTTTCCGTCGTGTCTCGCATCGCATTCGCAGCCAATCCTTCTTCGTCCTGCAACGCGGATGGCGAGGATCAGCAGGTTGTGTCGTCCGGAAATCGCGTGAGCGTCACTGACGTATCGACCCCAACATCTTTTAGTGTGGCAAGGATTGGCACATCGGGCACTGCTGCCTACACCCTCGTCATTTACGGGACGTGAGCCATGCTGAAAGCCGGCATCATGGACCAGAAGGCCGAGATTCAGACGCCCACTGAGGGCGTCAACAGCATCGGCGAGCCGACGTTCACCTACTCGGCCTTCGCCACCAGGTGGATGGCACTGCTGCCGCTGTCTGGCGCTGAGCGGATTGCCAGCCTGCAGAACGAGGGCACGGTCACGCACCGGGTGCGGCTGCGGTACACGCCGGGGCTGAAGCCGAAGATGCGGCTGGTGAGCGAGGGCCGCACGTTCGAGATCGACTCGGTCGTCGAGCGGGGCCGACGCGAGGAGCACGAGCTGCTGGTCACGGAGGTCGTGGACTGATGGCTGTGCAGCTGGGCATGTCGGTCGACGGCATCAAGGAAGTCCTGCAGGGCTTCCAGGCGTTGCCAATCGGGCTGCAGCGAAAGTACCTGCGGGCCTCGGTCAACAAGGTCACCAAGCCGTACGTGCAGCAAGTCAAGTCCCTGATCGCTCGCGGGCCGACAGGCAACCTCAAGCGGTCGGTTGGGGTGGTCACAGAAGCCAAGGTCAAAGGCCGCACGCAGACGGCCGTGCTCGGGTTCCGCCGTGGCGACAAGGGCGGCCAGAACGGCAAGGCGTCTGGCTATCACGCCTGGTGGATCGAGAACGGCGTGAAGACGAGGCAGCCCAAGAACGGCCGGGCACTCAAGGTACCGATGGCCATGGCCAAGAAATACAAGTACCTCATGGGCAAGGTGTCTCTGGTCGGCGGAGACGACGGCGGATCTATCTTTTTCCGGCAAGTCAAAGGATTTGCCGGCACCGGTAAGTTCGCATCGTGGGCCGACCAGACGCTGCCGCGTATTCGGGATGCCCTGCAGACCGAGCTCGTCAGCGCCCTTGACAAGGCCACGGCCGAGGCCGCTAGGCGTGCTGCCAAAGGGGGGAAGTAGTGGCTACCGTCACCCATATCGACGAGTCTCTGCTGCAGGTGCTGACGGCTAACTCCGAGGTCGCCATTCAGGCCGGCAGCCGCATCTACCAGGTGCAGGCCCCGCAGGGCACGGCGTTTCCGTGCATCGTGTTCAACCGAGACTCTCAGCTCAAGACGCCGTTTACGCACATGCTTGGGGCTGGCAGTTTGATCCGTGCCACGTACACGTTTTCCTGTATCTCCGACAACCTGCTCGAGGTGCGAAACCTCGCTCGGGCCGTAAAGGCAGCCCTACAATACAAGAGCACGTCTGCCATCCGCCTGGCATCCTGCGTGAGCGAGGACGACCAGACAGAGCCGGCAGCGAGCGGGGAGCAGCTCCCCATATACCGCACGGATTTGTCAGTAGAAGTCACATACAGTGAACCCTGAGCAGGGAGGCTCAGACCATGGCGAATGACATCGGACAGGGCACGTTTGTCACGTTCGGCGGCATCGTTGGCGCTGCCGCGACGCACTACAAAGTCAACAGCGTCTCGCTCGGTGGCGTGTCGCGTGACGTGGTCGACGCCTCGCACTTGCTGACCACCGGTGGCAAGGAGTTCATCGGCAGCGAGTACTACGACCCGGGTGAGCTGACGCTTGAGATCCACCACGACCCTTCGCTCAACCCGGTCAACCTGCTGACAAACGTGAGCACCTCACAGGTCTGCACCATCATCTTCGCCAACGGCGGAGCCAGCACGGCGAAGTGGTCCGCCTATGGATTTGCGTCAGCCTTCGAGGCGTCGGCCCCCAAGGACGACATGATGACCGGCAGCTTGACCATCAAGCTGAGCGGAACCCTGAACGTCGGCTAGTCAGTAGGAGGCGCGGACTGTGGCTCTCACACGTGAGCAGATCAAGGCTAAGCGTGGCGTTCGGCCACGTGTTGCCGTGGACGTACCTGAACTGGGCACGGTCTACGTTGCCAAAATGACTGCCAAAGACCGTGATGCTTTCGAGCAGATGGTGACCGGCGGCAAGGTTGGCGGCGTCAACCTGACCAACATCCGGGCGCGTTTCGTAGCCCTGGTGTGCGTCAACGAGGACGGCACCACGATGTTTGAGGAGGCTGACGCCGAGTGGCTCGGCGAGCTCGACACGGACATCGTGCAAGCTATCGTCGACGAAGGCTTCAAACTCAACGGCATCGGTGGCAACGCACTGGAGGACGCCACAAAAAACTAGAGCGCCGCCCGATCATGCAGTTCCTCTACCGCCTGGCCCTGAAGCTTGGCATCTGGAACGTCGAAGATCCGGGCGGCCTGGCTGAAACGATGAGCGTCGACCAGTTGTACGGCTGGATGGCTGCATTCACGTTGATGCCGTTTGGCGACGAGTGGCTGAGGGACGCGGTACTAATGGCTCAGCAGTACAACGCCAACCGTCCCAAGGGCAAGCCGGCCCTGAAGCCGTGGGACTTCATGCCTGTCGAGCAGCGTCCGCAAACGCAGGACGAGATGTGGCGAATCCTCCAGCAGGTGAGGACATAAGCCATGGCTGCGAAAAACTTCGGCCGCGTTAACGTCTCGATCACCGCCAGCACTGGTGGGCTGACCGCCGGCTTGAGCCGGGCCGGCAAGCAGATGGAGCGCATGGAGTCCAGCGTCTCGTCCCTGCGGTCAAGCATGGGGAAGCTCGTCGCGATCCAGGGGGCCCAGTTGTTCGGCTCGATGGCAACCAGCGCCATGTCTGCGGCTCGCTCCCTGCTCGACCTCGGCAGGTCCGCCGCGTCTGGGATTGCGGCCGCCGTTGGGCACGCGACAGACCTTGGGGAGGAGACGTCAAAGAGCGGTGTGATTTTTGGCGAATCGGCTGATCGCGTGATGCAGTTTGCCCGGAGTGCCGACTCTATTGGTCTTACGACCGCAGCGGCGCTCCAGGCCACCGGATCTTTTGGCAATCTGTTTACCGCGATGGGTCTTGGGAGCGCACAGGCTGCAGATTACGCGACGACGTTGACAGCGCTGGGTGCCGACCTGGCGTCTTTCAATAACGCGACCGTAGACGAGGCCGTTCTCGCTGTTGGGGCAGCTCTTCGTGGCGAATCGGAACCGATACGGCGGTTCGGCGTTCTGCTTGACGAGGCGACGCTTAAACAGGAAGCCCTTGCAAAGGGACTCATATCTTCGACGTCCGGTTCGCTAACGCCGGCAATCAAAGCGCAGGCGGCCTATTCTGCGATCTTAAAGCAGACCACCGCCGCTCAGGGCGACTTCGCCAGGACCAGCGGCTCGCTGGCCAACCTGAGTCGAATCGTCCAGGCCCAAGCCGGTAACGTGATGGGGGACGTCGGGTCGGCCTTCGAGCCGTTGTTCCGTGCAGCGATGTCTGCGATCTCGGAAGTGCTAACTGCAGTACAGCCTTTTGTCTCGCAGGTTTCCGACGCAGTCCGGTCAAGCATAGAAGTCATCGGCGCGGCTATTCAACTGCTCGTGCCACAGTTTACGGCGTTCGTCGGAACGCTCGACGGCGGAAACATCGGCAAGGTGATCGGCGACGGAATCATGCAGGGGGCGCGGTTCCTGGCCGAAATCGGCGACTACATCATTCAGAACTTTAGTAGCGTCTTTCAGTACCTGACGCAAATCGGCGCACAGTGGAGTGCAGTCTTTGACCTTGGTAGCCGCGTCGCGTCGTTTTTTGGTGCGGTCGGAGATACGCTGCAAGCCGTTTTCGGGGTCATCATTCTCGGCATTACTGGCCCAGTCGAGAGCCTCATAGGTGCTGCGAAAACAATCGGAGATGCGCTGTACCTTGACACGTCTAGCCTGGACTCGGCGCTCGCTGGCATGGAGGCGTTCAACAACAAGATCACTGAGGACATCAGCGCCAACGGCAAGTCTGCGTATAAGGGCTTCCGTGATGCGCTCTCGGCCGACGCAGCGCCTGTCGGCGAGGC